TTCAGTGCTAACAACTCAATCAATTCTGGATTCTTAACTAATTGTGACAATTTTGATTGGATGACTGGTCTTACCATGATAGAGGTATCTCTTCGTCCTCCTCTTAAAGGAAATGCAGTGTCAATGTAACTGGTTGCATCACTTGACAAATTTATCATATTTCCCATAAGTGAATTGATCTTTGGAGACAATATGCCTTGCAAATAACATATTCTTTTAACATTTGATAAACTATAACCTGAGATCAGTACGTCTGGCATCGGAGTTGAAGCGTAACCATACATCGAATATGGGGCATACAAGAAGAGCATAACCAAATCCTTTACAAAGATGTTTTCCTTGTTGAATCTATAGAACTCGATGTTCCTCGACCTAGAGGTAGGTACAAAGACACTAGCGCTACTATCTTTGTTCATTTCTCTTAGAGCTATTTTTGCACTTATTTCGTAGTTGTTTGAACTCTCAATGTACCTTCTATCAAGGTCATCAGGAATTAATTTTTCTATCATTCTTCTCATAGAACTAGATATTGCTTTTAATGATCTGAAGTTCCTAAGAAGTGTCTGCATTTTCACTTCTGAAGACCTTGTGCAGCTTGATGTATATCCCGAATCTATCAACCTCATAGACTCAGATTCATCACACATCACCTTAGGACCATTTGGACTGATGGACATCATTTTCTTGATGCACATTTCAACCTGTTTTCCTTCGTAATAGTGTTCTTTCAACATAGAACACCTCCCGTTGGTAACTTGTGTTTGTGACAGCTTGACAATTAATCCCATATCCTCTCCATATTTTTGCACATTTCTAATTATTCCATTCAACTTTTCTACATCAAGTTTGGGCTGTGAGAATACACCACAAGAGTCATCAGAATAAGTTGTTCCTAGATAATCCCTTACTCCTAGCTGCAAAAACATATCTTCCAACATTAGCTGAGATTGTATCCCCCACAAACCGCCCAGCCACCCTTCAATTGCTCCGAGCTGCCCTTTCGAAAAGAGCACAGAATCACTCCATGAGTCTTCAACTATGATATTTATGTTACAAAAAACGTAGGACAGCGAAGTAATTTCTTCATACTCCTTGGATCCTTCATAGTAACCATACATGTTGGCTATCTCTTCAAGTATGAAATTGGTATTCTCGGGTCTCTGCGAGGTATTGTGACCAGAATAATCCAGAAACAGTGAATAGGAGTCTTTCATCAGTAATTTCTCTGACATCTGGAACATGGTCTCCCTCCTTTCGTCATCTGTCATTGTCATCATTTGACCTGGTAGAAGCTTCATTGCTCTTTTAATCATCTCCATTACTGAGCTAATCCAGAGTTTCAACTTAAATGATGCTATCCCATAGAATCTTGCTGCAGACTTTTGTTCTCTCTCTTTCTCAGAAAGCCTAACATTGAAAAATTCTCTGGAATCCTTATCACCTTCTTTCAGTATTTCCTTCCTATTTTTGATGAATACCTTTCTTTCTTTACTCTTGTAAAGTCTCTTGTTTATATTCATGGGATCCTTAAAAACCTCTTTCATGTCGCGTGTTATGTAATACTGCACCTCTTTCTCTGAATTATTCTGGACATCATAATTGTCCTTAGTGCATGCCTTGTCTATTATCCGGGATTGCAAATTCATTTCTTGGCCAGGTTCCAAAAATTTTCCTAGCACAACTTCATCATACCTACTTATTTCAGAAATCATGCTTCCCAAATAGTTCCCTCCTGACGCCTTCATCTCCAATTGAGCTCCTAGATCATCAGGGACATTGACCAGAGCAGGGACCCTCCCATGCTTCTTGATGTATGTCACTATAACTTTCTGTTTGAAAAGGGATCTAAGCCTTCTGACTGTATTCGGGTTAACTTTGTTGTCACGATTTGTTCTTTGTATGTATTTGTTTATTCCCTTTCCTGGTTTTGTCGCAGCCAAAATCAATGTCTTTCCTATGCAGGACATTTTAATGCATGTTGAAGCATCTGATTTTATGCAAATTGATACCAATTTTTCTGTTAGTTGACTAGATACTTTTATACTTTCTGCCAGATTGTCCAAGATTGGCATACTCGCTGAGAGAGTTTTCTCATCTGCCATCAACAAGCACGTAGTCTCATAAAGACTCCCCATGCCTACACGAGTCTTCTCTTCCAGGTGAAGTAGGGACACATAATAATCAAAAAATTTCTTTTCATAACTTGAGAGAAGTGGCTTGATCAGCGAAAGAGTGAGCAGATTGTCGATTATGTACATACTGTATTGCAGCATGTCTGGCCTTCCAATATGAACTACATTAGAATTGGTCCAATAATAGCCACAGATCGTTGATGACACGAAGATTACTAATTTACTAGGATCTTCTTCAAATTCAATAAGTGATATGCTTGCACCTATTGGAAAGTATTGAGTGTTTATTCGTTTGCCTTCATAGAATTCTATCATGTCAGGGATCTCCCTCTCTCTCGATCTAGCACTTGATTGCATCATGATGCTCTTGTTAAGATGTTCAAATATGTCCAGTACCCAATAATTTCTTGCACTGTCCTCTGTGATCTCATACTCATTTTCGTCTCTCTTTTCTTCTCCTAAGAGAGTCTTACTAAGTGACGAAATCTCATGTTCCATCAATTTTCCTGCAAACTTCAACAAATTCTCTGATTCCTGAGATGCTTTGCTCTTCTCCTCTTTTAATTTCAAAATTAGAGAAATTGATGATTCTTGGGTCGATTCTAGCCTCATGAATTCTCCAATGTCTGCCTTGGCACGGTTCAAGAACACTTCTCTAGTGAGTAGGAGGTCTATGTTGTTTTTGTCCATCCATTTCTCAGGGTAAGTGTTTTCCATAATCATCTGGAGATTTTCAGTAGTAATCTCTTTGTAAGGGCTATCAATCTTGCATATCAGCTGTGGTATTCCCACTTTTCCTAGATTCATTAGGTAAGAGAGGTCTATCACTGTCTTATCAGTTATAATATGACTAAACTCAAACTCAACCTTAGGAGATTCTTTCCCTGCTTCATCCTCTATCGTTTGAACCAGAGAATCGTATTCTTTGCTAAATTTGCTCAAGAGCCCAACGAGATTCGGTGTATCGTAGTAACATAACCCATGTTTTGTCATGAAGTGATCCATGTTTCTGTCTTTTCCCTTGCACTTGATGTTTTCAAATCGACTGAGAATTTAAGGAGTTTAGTCTTCGCTTAGTGCTCTTTGTGTGTCACTTGTCTCTTACTGTTTTATTTAAAACCTCCTCTTATTCTACAAATGTAGCTTACTTTTTAATGCCTTTTCCTTTGTCCCCCTTAATTGACATGAAATTTTTCATGTTTTCCTCTTGAATCTTCTTCTGGCCATTGTTCAATGTCGCTGAATACTTTGGAAATATTATAGTGTCACAAACTTCATACAAGTGATCATCATGATAAATTATCATATCCTCTAGTCCGAGCCTGAAATAATATGAATTGACTACAGCATTAAGTGATTTGGCTAATACTATCTCAATATCACTGATTGAATCTACATCCACTATTTCATTTATGCTCTCTATAATGATGATGGACTTTTTATGGAAGGGATGTGCTAATTCCTTGTCATTCAGAAGCCAAGAACCGATTAGAAATCTATGAGAAGAACGATAACTTGTCTTATATTCGCACAGCTTAGCAAGTGATGTCCTGTTTCTCCTAGTTATCTCTTCATTGTCAATTTTCATCTCCTTCAACTTCATAATGTCTCCTATCTTCCTGTCAACAGTTGTGGGTGAGCTACTAGAAAACAGTGTGCTGCTACCCATTTCAATGACAAACTAATGAGTAATATAGATGTTGTTCTGCCTTAAAAGATAGCAGTTTTCGTGCAACTCTGTG